CCACAAGCGACATTGATGCATTGCATTAATAGCCGAATACCTAGCTCCGATTACTGCCAGATTCGAGTTGTTTGCCATTTAAATATTGCTCCACGACAGACTTCAGACCAATGATATCAAATTTATTCAGATAAAAGAATATCACAATAGCTTCTTCAAAATTATAATCTACATGGTTATGGCACTCTAAACGAGCTATTCTCGTATAGGTGCCATATTTAGATCTTAATTTATTAACCTGTACAGTTAATCTTTTTTCTAAAGCTAATAGCTCATTAGATGGATAATGAGATTTATAACAAGTGGTAGTCTCATCTACCATAAAGAATCCGGGATATTCCTGAGACATTCTTTCTAAGCAATACTCTTCATCACAATCATAATCCGCATTTACAGCATCGATAAGATGCTGGTTTTTACTAAATCTATGAATCCAATCTAATTTTTCTTTTTTATAGATTAATTCTATATCTTCTTCAAGATCCATTTTTTCAATTATATTATATTGAGGAAATGGATCTTCTAATTCTATATCTTCTTGATATTCTTCTAATACTACTTTTTCTTTTTTAACTTTAGGTTTAACTTCTACATAAATTAAAGTATCACAATAACATATAACTTTACCTTTATGTATACTATAAGATGGATTTACTAAATTTGAAATAAGTATTCTTTCAGGTACCTTTAATGGAGTAATTTTTCGAAATACAATACTACATTCTTTAAAGGCTATATTATTGCATTTTATTTTTAGATTATTGAAGGCAATGAATTTAGCCATAATAATTTATCTTTCTCTAAAAAGAAAATTCATCAGAATCTTCAGTAATTGCTTCTTTAGGTTCATCTACAATTTCAACATCGATTGGCTTTTCACTCTTTGTAGTAGGTGGAATTTCATCATTAGAACCATCATAAGCTTCCTTTTCAGCAGCCGTAGAAAGTTCTTTCATAACCTCCTTATTTGGAAGCGCACCCATAGAAAGATGCTTTGCTTGAGCCTCCATTAAAGTTCCGATTGTGGTTCCAGCACCTTCTGCAATCTCATTATAACTAAATGGAATCTCAAGTTCTACAGTAGGAACATTTGTGTTCTTACCACCTACACTTACCTGAACCATTACAACATGCAATCTTACTTTAAGACCAAAGAGAGTTTTACGAATTGCATAGATGTTTTGTAATGCATCGTTGATTTTGCCTATAGTCATGATGGAATGAGTGGTAAATTTAATAATTCCACCAGAGATTTTCATTTCTGGGATTATTACACTTAGCACTCCAGTTGGTTTGCAAGTATTAATGATTCCTTTATTTGTTTTAGTTAATCGAAACTCACAAGTTTTATAATTACATTCAATTTCTTTCTTATTTCCATCAGAATCAGTCCTAATTGCAGTTTCGCCATTACCACGACAATTGCATGTTGTCCCAGGATAGTTGAAAAAATCCGTGTAGAAAACTTCTTCAGGATGATGATCAATCAATACGACATCGACTAGCTTAGGCTCAATTGTACCATATTTCGCTTTGAAATATTCTTCTAATTTCTTAAATCTTGGAGCAGTTTTAGTTTTTGGATCAAATGGATGCGTAATAATAAAATGATCTAATTTGATTGGGTAGTTTTTCTCTGCATGTCTCTCGCCTATAGCCAAACGAGCTTGGATGGTATGTTGATATATGTTAAGAGTCAATCTATTCTCCTTCTATGATTAGTTGATTTATATAACTTTCTAGATTTTTATATTCAGTATAAGGAATTATTAACAATCTAATATCTCTTTCAGCACAATATTGTTCCTTAAGATCATCGCGTTTTAACTGAGCATTAAAGGCTTCTATAGTTTTATAAAAAGTATTAGGATAAATATAATGATAATTTTGACATATTTCAATATTAGTTCTCTTGCTTAATCCAAGTTTCGTATGAGCGCATTTATCACACCAGCTATGCATATTTCTAATAGAATGTAAATTAGCTTGCCATTTATGACCTTCTTTACATCTCCAAGACATTTTACTAATAGCATCTTTATATTCTGTAGAATCACAAAATCCATTATTTGCTTTTGCGGCTTTTTGACAATCCAATAAAGTTAATTTTTTACTCATTTCTCTAATAACCACCTTAAAGAAGTCTGTCTGGATTTCTGTTTATTTTGTATCGCTTCTTGTAGGACATTTTCTGATGGAGCTATAATAAGAATTTTATTTTTAGCTCTTGTAATAGCTGTATAAATTAAATTTCTATTCAAAATACTGCTCTCATTCACAAATAGAACAACTTTATTATACTCTGAGCCCTGTGATTTGTGAACCGTAATCGCATAAGATAATTCAAGCTGCCATAATAAAGAATGTGAATATTCAATAATTTTATCTTTATATTCAACTCTAATTATACTTAAATTACTATTAATAATTACACCACATTCTCCATTAGATATACCCAAATCTTTATTATTTTTTACATGAATAACATGATCTCCGGTATGAAATCCATCAATCTTACTAGGATTTAAAATGTTCTGAGCTATCTTATTTATGATAGTCGAACCTTTTTCCTTAAGCACAGAAAGATACTGGGCATCACGCCATTCTGGGTGTTGGCAAATTTTAGATGCTATTCTTTCTAGATCCCATCTTTTAGGAAAATAAGATAATACCTGATGGTCACTTCCGTAGACGAGATTATTACCAGCGTGAATATTATGTGCTGACTTAATGATCGATCCAGGTGATTGCCTCATGATTATATCTAAATGGTAACTCAATCCGATCCTTGAGTCAAGAACACACTTAAGAACCTCACCTGGACCAATTGAAGGCAACTGATTTGGATCTCCGACAAGCAAAAGACAACATCCTTCACCTATTCCATTAGAAACCCATCCTGCAATCTCAGCATCAAGCATCGATGTTTCATCAATAATAACAATCTTATTTTCAATAATATTAACATAACCATTAGGATTAAAGAAAAAACTATGTAGAGTAGATGCGGGTATTCCACATAGTTCAGACATTCGAGAGGCCGCCTTACCAGTAGGAGCTAGTAAAACTACATTGTCAGAGCCGAAAGATTCGACTATTGCTCTAACCGTTGTAGTTTTACCAGTTCCCGGTAAGCCAGTTAAAATTACAAGTTTATTATACTCAAGTGCATCAACGACGTTCTTTTGGTCATTATTTAATTCTTCATATAAAAATGAATAGTCTTTCCTAAATCCTGTAAAATAACCATTTTGTTTTGCCAAGTTCTTTAACAACTCTGCAAAACTTCTCTCAGAATTATAATATTTCGAAAGAAAGTAATTGCCTTTATCGCTTACAAAAAGCAGTCCCTCATTTTGTAATGAATTGATTGCTTTTTGTTTTACATAGTCTGTGAAGTTGCAGCTTTTAATAAATGAATTTATTTGCCATTCTTTTCCATAAGTATGTCCCTGACTAGCAATACGATCGAGAGCAGCTTGTAAATAAGTTTTACCTTTTTCTACTTCATCATCTATATGAAATTTTTCTGCAAGTTGTTCACATAGCTTTAAACTAAATCCATTTTCAATATTATAGAGACACCATGGATTCATTTTAACTAATATTAACATTCTTTCTAATTGAAGTTCGTCATAATTATCTAAAACATATAGTGGAATTCCTAATTCTCGAAGTTGTAATTGATAATTAAATAACTTAGTCTTTAATGCTGCAATCATTAGTCTTTCTTAGTTCTATTTGATCCTTGATTAGATTGTAGAGGATTTTCCAAGATTCTTTATCTAGATCAGCGTTTGATATAAGTTTTTCACATTTTTTACAACCTTCTATATTGATAGCAAGTCTTCCTATTTCTTTCCAATCATACATTTTACTAAAGTCCTAAATCCTTATACTTCTTAGCTGCTTCCATAACTCTCATAGGATAAGCAAGATTAGGAACTCCAACTCGCTTATCCTTTTTACCGTAAAGTTCATCCGTGTTCTCCTTTCCCCAGAAGTAAGAATGTAAAGTCATAGTCCAATCATCAATCTTTTCCATACCCGCTTCTATATGTCCAGCATGAAGATCTGTAAGAATAGAAATACCAATAATCGAATTCACAATAGGATCATATAGAATATTGGGATTATATTCAATACGTTCATTTCGTAAATAAGGACGAGCATATTGAGGGAGAATTTGCATTAATCCCTTAGCATTACAACTAGAAGTAATAGAAGTGGTCCATTGACTTTCCACTTCAATCAATCCACAAATCATAGATAATTGAATATTCCTAAGATAACATAAATCATAAATAGTATCTCGCAGTTTTACTTTCTGCTCTACAGGAATATTCATATTAGAATCAATAACTTTCAATAATACATTCTTGCGATTACTTTCAGTATAATTAGCAAGAACCAATTGATTATTCTTATCGATCCTTTCCATTTTATTATATAGTTTCAGGCCGCCAAATACCGCTGTCCCAGCAATGGCCAGTACGATTATCGTATTAGAAATATATGGAATAAGATGATTACCAATATTAATTATTTTCTGATCAGTCATTCACTATCCTCCTTAACCTTAATAAATGACTGCCCTTCAGAAAGTAAAGGGCAGTCACTAAAACGGTTATCATAAATAATTACGGATCCGCCGGGAGAGCGCATCCAAACTTTTCCTTCTTTTTTGAATACTACGTATTCAAAACTACCTGTCTTCTCCATTACAACTCTCCAATTTAAATTTGTTCATATTAAAAATATTTAAGTTAGGAATTTTTAATTGACCAAGATCACCAACATAAGAACCGAAATACTGTATTACATTACTTTCGGCTGCATAGAAAGTAATATACTTCTCCAATTCATTCTTATCAATAATCTCCATGCGATCTAATGTGAATAGATTGCAATTTGTAAACATATCTTTAAGAATAGCGGTGCAGATTCGGAGCTTCATACTGTCTGCTAATCTACGAATCGGCAAACCCTGAAAGAATAGGCCATCCTTAGATAATGATATTCCCTTTAATCCTATTGTCAACCTTCCAGGGATTACCTCTTTCAATAACTTATTCAGTTTCTCAAGAGAAAGATTTAATTCCTCTTGACGCTTTCTAGCTTCATCAACTCCTGTGATAGTTCCAATATCTTTAGCTAACCTAGCCTTATATAATTCATCTTTCATCTGAACTAACTTGGCTTCAGTTTCAGTAATATCAATTGGATCTGCTTCGAAAATCTCAAGTTCCTTCAAAATACTTTCAGCTCTATCAAGTTCAAGTTGTTTTCGCTTTAAGTCTTTGGCAGTTTCAATATCTTGCTTAAGCTTTTCAGATTTAGTTTTTAATTCAGTAACATTAGTAAATTTAATTTTACCATTATCAGTTAAAGTCTTTTCGGACTTTTCAAGCTTTTGTTTATAAGGTTTCATATCTGTAGTGCATTTAATCAATCCACTGATGGGACAATTAATTTCGCCACTACTGAGTTTACTTAAAGTTGCCTTGATATTAGAAACTTCACTCCTATCCTTAGCCAGTTCTACCTCTAACGTAGAAACTTGTTTATTAATCTCTTCTAATTCTTTAATAGAATTATCAAGATTTTCTAATACACTCTTACCATCTTCTAATTCTTTCTTAATAATTTTTACGTTTTCTTCAGTCTTAGTTTTAATATCAATATTTTTCTTACCAATATCAATTCGAATGTTTGTATCTTTAGCTTTTCGTAAATCTGCCTCGGTATTATTAACGAGATCTTCCATAAACTTTAATTCTTCTTCGGTTACTTGTTTAATAATTTGAGCCCCAGCAGTTTTAGCATCAAAATCTTTTACAATAGCATTAACACCAGTACGTTCTTTATATAATCCATCGTAATGTTTTTGGATTGCATTAACTGGATTTTCCGCTAAATCCACTTTTTCCAATCCATATAATTTAATTTCTTCGCTAGTTAACTTCACTCGTTTACTAATAGTAGAAGAGATAAATTCGTTCAAATCTTTAGGTTTCATATTAATCATATCTGTTGGGCTAAATAGAAATGGATTATAAGTTTTATTTAAAACATCTTGAGGTTTATTAAGCGGCTTCTCATCGGGTCCATACAAATAAAGCTTACTGGATCCACCACGAGTTAAACGGCGCTCGATTCGTGACTGGTTATTTGATACCAAAATAACCTCACAGGTAGCGGTTCCATTTCTCACAAGAAACTCATCATTTCCACCAATCACAGCCCACTGAATGGCCTGTAGAATACTGCTCTTGCCCTGATGAGATTTACCCTGAAACATGTTAAATTTCTTACAATCAAACTGAATATTTTCAATTGGTCCGAAGTTATTAATAATGACTGACTTAATCATTTTTTATCCTATCATATGTATCCATTAGTTTCTCATAGTCTATAGCTATAGCGGTAATTGGTTTATTCCAATCAATTTTATTTTTATCGTTTGGAATTGGATAATGTTTAAGTTTACCATCTGAGGTAGTTTCAATAATTCCACTTTCTTTTAAATCTTCTGTAAATTTTCCAATAATAATAGGAAGACTATTATCAATCTGCATATTCATACATTTAATAACTGAATTAGCAGAAACAATTAAAAGTTTACGTCCACCGGGACCATTTTGAGTTGGTGGGTAAGTAATATCCTTAATTGGATAGTTTGGAAAATTACGTTTAGGATCTTGCCATCTTTCATTATTATAAACTCTAATTCCAATAGTTTCGCTATTAATAATCTGACACAACATGTCAATAACTTTATAAGTTGAAGATTGTTTTTCAATACGCACAATTTGATTTTTAATCTGAGTCTTCCAATATTTTACGAATTTCTCAAAAGTTTCATCAATTTCAATACTAGTAGCAACTCCCTCGGTTTTCATAAATTCACAAATTTGTTCGAATGAACTTACTAATCTAGAAACCATATCTGATGGTCGTTCAGCATTATTTTTATTATCTTTAAGAATTTCTACAAATACATTTTTCCATTTTCTTAAAGATGTTGAATAAGGAACAATTCCACGTTTCTGAGCCCAAGCAATTAACCGTGGAGTAATACCTCTCATCAGATCTAGATTAATAATGCTATCATTATAAAAATTAATCATTTTACGATAATGAACTTCTCGTTCTGCCGATATTTCTTTTGTGCATCTACGAATACGTAAAGTAAGCATTCGAGCGGCAATGGATTCTGGAACATTTTCATTTTCTGATTCTGAAGTAATAATGGCAGAACAAGTTAACTTATTTCCACCCTTAATCTTCGTAGCAGAAGAATCCATTCTAGTTCTAGTAGTTCCACCATAAAGTTTATGAATGAATTTATCAAATTCATCACTTGCCATTTCTTCAAGTTTTAAATCATCAATACAATGAGTCATATTTCCAATTTTCATTAATTGATGTTCGAGAGATAATGAAGTTCCATTCCATCCAAGTAAATCATTGCCAGCTTTAAATTTACCGAGTAAAGACATAGCCATAATAGCTGCGGTAGTTTTATATGCTCCACTCTGGCCAGCAAGATAAATTGGAAATCCATGATCGTTTTCAACAATACCAATACCTTGTAATTCTCTGGTACAGGAATCGAAAACTAAACTAATTAAACTATCAATAACATTAGAATCATGAACATGACGTAAATCATACCAAAAAATATCTAATGCTCTCTTGTAATCTTCCTCATTTAAAACTTCTAATTCAAATGGAAGATTATTAACCACAGCATCTCTACCGAACAAATTAACATCAAAATTTTCATTTTGTTTAATTATTCCATTAATAATAGATACTTTAGGAAATAAACAAAATAATTCAGTTTTAAAATAAGTCATACAAAAATCTTGAAATGGTCTACCTAAACATGGAAATACATAAGATTTATTACCTACAGGAATACTACTCATTAAACTTGTAATTTTATCAAACTTACCATTTCTAAGATCGTTGTTGTAATAAACCAAATCTGTTAAACTAGCCTTAGTAGCTAGAAAAGCTTTCATTTTCTTAAGATCAACAATATCATCTGATATTATTTCACCAGATCCTGCACTTTTACCATTAATAACAATTTCTACGGTATAGTACTTTTCAGACGTATTATCATTATAATTGTAATAAGTTATTTCATCATTAATTCTCATATAAAAATTAGTAGCTTTGTAATTTACTTTTGACCCATCATCATTAATTTTAGTTTCTATAATATGCCCTAAAGCATCAATTGAGAAATTCTCAATCATAACCTCTCTTTGATGAGAGGTAATATTATTTTCAATATCTTCACTGATTGCGAACTCTCTCTTAACTAATTCTTTAAAAACTTCTCTTTGTGAATATTGTAGAATTTCAGAAATGAATAATACATATTTAACCTGAACCTCTCGTCTATTATCTTCATTTTTAATACTAGCACAAAACTTTTTAATAGCTTCAATCGCATATCTTGAGAGACTAATTTGTTCAATCGAAGATATAGTTTCCAATTGATAATCATTATATTTAAGATAATCTTCCAAATCAAATTTAGCTTTTACGTATGAGAGTTTACCCCAATCCGTAATTAATAAATCATCTGAATTCATTTCCCTAGCTACTCTAGCGCAGGTTCTTACGATCGGATGATTTTTAGGAGCTACGTCTTCATCTACCTCAGAAATATCATAATCAGGTAGATATAAAACCTTATTGATCTGATCCTTAAAGATAGTTGCAGAACCACCTTTAGATCCCATTGCAAAAATAATATTTAATGAGTCATTAAATTTCTTTTCGAAATCAGGATCGTTACATTTTTTTAAATGTCTATATACTGCTATAGCATAAGCTACGAGATTCATTTCTCCTTCAACTAGTATGTTTCTACGAGTTTGTGGACGAAATTTAAATCTCTGACCATTATAAAAACAAACGTGACCTACAGGAATCCATTCAGCAAAATCCTTTACATCTAATTGACGAAAACGTAAACCACATAATGCTCCGTCAACATTATATAAAGGATATACTAAACCATTATCCTCTAGATCTTTTCTATATATATTAAGTTCTTTATTATCATTTCCTTTTCTTAAAATTCCCTGACCTTTAAGAATATTAAATACTACATCATACTTTGGAACAATACCTAATTTCATAGGTTTAATAAAATCTGCTTCAAATGGAATATTTCTATTTTCAAAAAATTTTACAATTCCAATAGGACGCCTAGATGGATTATTAATTAAAAAATCCATATTATTTTCACAGGCTTCCCAGACTTCTTTAATTTTAGAACCAAGATTAAAAGGTGTATGTCCAAGTTTCTCAATACCTTTTTTCTTAATATTTTCTGGCCATTGTACTTGAGCAAGATCACATGCCATTTGCAAGGCATGAGCAAAATTAATAGCTCCACCACATTTCTGTAATATATCAAGGACATTATAAGACTTTCCAGCCTTTTCAGATCCTTCGTTTTTATCGGTGAAATCGGTGAGAAGATTTTTATCAGGAACATAACATAAACTTGGACTATTATCTTCGCGCCAAGAGATTTTAGCTCTCGGCCTTGACTCCACTCTTACAAATTCTTCTCCAGTTAATTTTGTGTAAAGTTGATCAATCGGAATTTTTGATTTTACACTTTCCACAAATTTATTAAATTCAGAAGTTACCTTATCTTCTTCGTCTGACACTAGGACTCCAATTAAAGTGATTTTGCTTTTTCTAGATAATAATCTTTTAGGAATTTATCAAGTTTCTTACGTGATTTTACTGCTGCCCATATTTTACTTTCAATAGTGTTTGATGTGACTAATTTATACTCAGTAACTTCTCTTGTTAAACCACGTCTATAGTTTCTATCATGCGACTGTGCATAAAACTCATAATTTTCAGTACATGAATAGTAGAATGATGCATTAGATTTTAACCACGTATGGCCGAACATGGCTGCTTGTGGCATGGCTACCATAATTCTACAACTTTTATCATTTAGCCATCTATCTAGTAATTCATTGCGTTTAGTATCATTTAAACCACCATAAATATAAGAAGCTATATCCTTATACTTATTATAGATTGTTTCGATTTCCCACCTAAAGGTTGCCCATACTATAATGTTATTGTCATCAGATTCAGCTAAGAACTTAGTAATAAAGTTATCTAATGCTTCTAGCTTAGCATTCCATGGTAAAGATACTCGATGTATCTTACCATTTTTATCTTCTACTACCGTGAACCCATTCATAATCTGCATTAAACGAATTCTGACCGCAACTTCATGTTGAATTCTTAATTTACCATCTATTATTTCTCCATCATCTCCAAAACCTTGTACGGCACTTATATAATCTTTCTCTATCTTTTTATAAAGCTTCATATGATCTTCATGAAGATCTACGTTTATAGTAACGAAGCTCCTAAGAGGGAGGTCGTAAACGTCTGAGCGTTTAATAAAGTAAGAAACAAGATCTATGCGCTTACGAATTTCTTGTTCTGCGTTATATCTTGGGAAATATTTCATAACTGGACCAATTGATCTTTGAGCACCATATCTAGATTCAAATTGACTATATGAATCTCCTAGAACTGATCCTAAAGCCTTCATTTGTCCCCAGATTTGGAAAATTGAATTTGGAGCAACAGTTCCTGATGCTAGAGATATATATTTTGCATATTTACTTATTTTTATAAATGCACGAGTTCTATAAGATGAATGTCCTTTTAATGAAGAAGATTCATCATAGTAAATTGCATCAAATTTTTGCATTTCGAAAAAATTATCTTTGATATAACTATGTTCTCCAGTTTTAGTTTTTTCAAAACACCAATTTTGCAGTTTATCATAATTAATGAATGATATTTGACCATCGCAAAATAAATTGTCAGGATCTCGTAGATTGAATGGTTTAAAATCGGAAAATTGACGCAAATCTTTAAACCATACATTATCATTTAATAACGATAAAGGTGCAAATACTATTGGTTTACGAATTAAACCATCATGTAATAATTTACCTAAAATGAATATACCTATTGGAGTTTTACCAGTACCTTGCTCAGCAAAACATCCAACCTTCTTTGCTTTTAATGCCCAAAGCACCATACGTTTCTGGTGCATATCAGCTTCGATTTTAGGAAATAAATAAGGGAAGCTTTGTTCCTCCCACATATCATTAATATCATCTATAGGTAAATTTTTAATACTTGCTGCATCTTTGTACAATTTAATTTCATTACGTAGATTTTCGATAATTGGTAAAACTCTGTCATCATAAATAATAGTGTGTCCAAGTTTTGTCTTATTAGTCGTAAATAAATCCGATAAATTCCATGGGGACATGTTCATATAATAGGAACAGAATTTAGATTTAGTTTCCCATCCAAATAATGAAACGTCCGCATCGGTTTCTATTAAAAATTGATCTGGACGTTTTTCATCCATGGATATATTTATTTTAGACATTCAATCCATTTCTCCCGTAAGCCTTCCCAACTAAATGGAATTGCTTTATTCCAATCTACAAATTCCTCTAAATCATAATACATTAAATATCTTATCTGTTTTTCTAAATAAAGTAACCCAATACACATAGCTCCACTTTTAGCTCGCTCCTCTAAGGTATCTAGCTGTAATTCCTTAAATGGATAAAGGTTCCGATAGCTAAAAGTATTAATTAATTTAGCTTCAGCATATACGGGCATTGATTTATATATCGCAAAGATATCCGGCTCACCCTTCATATCGGGTTTTATTACTTTTTCTATAAACAGTAATTTTCCATACTTATCTTTTTGTTCTTTTATAAATATTTGTGATCCATTAGATTCGCTCATATACACAGTTAAAAAATAAAGGGTGCGTGATTGCACCCTTTATTGTAGCACGATTCTAGTTCTCAGGAAACAGCTACTTCCTGAAGCTCTCGGTTATTCGGTCGTTCTTCAACTTCCTTACCGAGTTTCTTATCGAACCACTTCTTTTCAATGGGAGCAACATCCGTAGCCTGCTTCCCATAATAAAGCTTGTCGGGACGATATACCGAAGTTCGATCAAGACCGGCACAGAAAGCGTTGAACAGAATTCCATTCAACAGTTCCTTTGCGCTTTCGGAATTCTCCATTTCTGAAGATTCCACAAATTGGGCGATATTGGTCTTTTGATTATACAGAAATCCAATTTCGAACATTTGGACTTCCATATTGATCGCATCGACCCGCTTCACCCTGATCGTTCCACCACTCATTGTAGTAGTATTGCGAACAATCTTTAATTCAAAAATTACTTCCTTGTCATTAATGTCACTGGAGCTATACTTATCGATACGTTCCTTAAGAGGTACGATGGTAAGCTGACCGCCAATGGACTTATTCGGGGTAATGACGGTTCGCAGCGTTACCGGTTCCCCATTGGGGCCAGCAATGATAACTGCTTCTCCGTGCTTCGAAGTTCCGAAGCCCCGTTCAGTAAGAAAAATGTTTTTAGAAGCCATTACAACTTCCTTTCCAAACTACTCTCAAACGAGAGATATTATGGTGAATAGCGATATGCATTCACTCCATATATATTATAACAAAAAAGTGGCTTGTTTTGCGCGGTTATTTAAATAATCTTCAATCCATGGTTCAATTATATTTTTAACTATTTGATCATATTCTTCTTGAATATCTTTTGGAACATAACGCATTGATGTTAAGAGCTGTAATTCTTTTTGAACTTCTTTATTCAGTTCACATCTACCATTTCCATTATGGGCATCTTTCCTATGGCATTCTTCACATAATGTAATTAAATTATTAATATCATAAACCGAATAAAAATCTTCTTTTTTATCAAATTTAAAATCAGAGTTTAATTTTATTGGAACTATATGATGCATGTTAAAATACATATTTTTATTACCATAACATAAATTACATGTATAATTATCTAATTTAAAAATTAATTGTTTAATAGGATTACATATACCCATTCTCAAAGAGTTATTTAAATCGGTTAATCTTATTCCTCCATTTTCTAAACGAATTCTTTCATCTCTTGCTTTTTTAGCGGCAATCATATTGTTATATTGAGAACATTTACATGATTTAGTTTTACTATTAATTACATCTCGTGGTTTTGTTTGAAATATTTGATTACATTTTGGACATAATACATTCCAATAATCCATACCAGAATCTTTTTCTGGAATAACCGGATCAATTATTTTAAGATTATTTTCAGATATATAATTTCTATAATTTATTTTTTTAGTTCCTATACTAAGACCATTATTATTTTCAATTTGTTTATTCATTCTTATAGTTGATGCTTCTCGTCTATAACATCCACAAGAAACAGTTTTTCCTCGTTTAACTTCAGAAGGTTGAGTGATAAAAATTTTTCCACAAAAACATTTAAGATACCACATATCGTGGCCTCCAAGTTTTGTTTCATCATAAGGTTTTATTACTTCACAATTATGATATACTTGACCCTGCCAATCGTTGGGATGTCTAGACATTTTTCACTCTCCATAAAAAATGGTATCATAAGGAATGACACGTGTCAATTAAAATTTCAAATTCAGACTTCATACAAAAAGTTATGAGACTTGATGGAAGGTTATGGAGATTTGTAGATAGACCATATATTTTTCCAATTATAAATAATCAAGCCAAAAGAACTCTTCTGCTTGCAGCTAGACAGACTGAAAAATCTACTACAATGAGTGGAAATCAAATTGCTAATGCATGTTTAAATCCATATACTAGTTCATTGTATGTTGCACCTACATTCAAGCAAAGTGGGGTCTACTCACGTAAGAAAATAGATGAAATATTTGAAACATCTCAACTTTTAAATAAAACTTTTTATCCGGGAGTCAAAGGTTTTAGAATAGAAGAAAAGCGTTTAAAAAACCTATCCACTTTATATTTTCGATCTGCATTTCACGATGCAGATAGCATTCGGGGATTGACGATCGATTATCAGTATCATGATGAGATACAAGACCAGTTAGAAAATGTGGCACCGATAATCGAAGCTTGTTCTCAGAAACGTAAAAATGCCAAATATATGTATGCTGGAACTCCTAAAACTCTAGATAATAATATACAAAAAAAATGGGAAAAATCTTCACAGAATGAATGGCATGTAAAATGTATGCATTGTGGATATTATAATAAATTAGGAATAGAAGTTGTATTATTAGACAAGCCAGGTTTATGGTGTAGAAAATGTAAAAAAGAAATTCATACCAGATATGGATGTTGGGTATCTGCACAACAGTCTGAAATTCAAGGGTTTAGGTTACCTTATATTATTCTTCCAACTGAAGATATTGATTGGAGGGATTTGTATTTTAAAATGCGCAATTTTGACACAGGCGCATTAATGAATGAAACTTTTGGCGAATCCTACGACAACGGCCAAAAACCCCTATCCAGAGATCAGTTAATATCATCTTGCAGTCTAGATAGACCCATGTGGAACATAATGCCAACCAGTATTTCAGGTGTAGAATTATATGCTGGAATAGATTGGGGTGGTGGTAATACTGGATTTACAATTTTAACAATTGGATATTTTGATACCATTGCTAATAAATTTAAAATTATCTTTGCCAAAAGATATATTGGTAGAGAAGCAGAACCTGAGAACTTAGTATTTTCTATTACTAAAACTTTAATGGATTTTCATGTTTCATTTGTTGGAGCAGACTTTGGATTTGGTTTTGATTTAAATTCGAGAATGCGTGGATTATTACCTAAGCATGTTGTATATGTAACCTATAGACATAGTATTATTAAAAAAGCTTTAGCATGGGATGACCAAGGTAATACTTATGTGACTAATAGAACTGAAGTTATGACAGATTTATTTAATGCTATTAAAAGTAAAAAAGTAGAACCTTATCAATGGTCAGAATTCGAAGATATTGGAAAAGATTATTGTAATATTAATTCTGAATATTCTGATAGATTAAGACAGATGAGATATATTCATAGTCAACCCGATGATGCGTTTCATAGTCTTTTATATGCACGACTCACCTGGATGAAACGTACTGATCAGATAATTAGTACGCGATTGGATCCAGGTGACTCTGATGTTAGTGTGAATATGAACGAAAATGATTGACACTAGACGAATTTGTTGAGACAATAAAAGTATCTTGAATTGGACCCTCCTATGGATTTAGAACTTACAGCAAATAAAATAGCTTCGAAATATCTCAAGTCAAACGTAGATATGAATGAATCTATAGCTAAGTATGCTGCTGAAAATAAGTTAAATATTGAGCAAACTAAAAGATTAGTAGAAGAGTCCAATAAAACTTGTTATTTACAGAAATTTGCATCTACTGGTGATCAGATTTTTGATGTAGCACAATTTAATATAGTTAAAGAAAAAATCGGTTTATTAGATAAAGTAGAAAAAACTGCTGCTATTAAATTTACGGAATATAGTGATTTAGAAAAAGTAGCAGAAGAAAATCAGGTTGATACTCTTGAATATCAACTTGCTATTGATAAATGTAGAAAAGAAATTGGAGAAGAATTAACTAAAGTAGCTTCTTATTATAGACGTTTAGTTTATGAAAATCCTTCTTTAGAAAAGTTAGCTTATAGTGAAGTTCCCGCATTAAAGAAAGATATGGATAAAATTGCTCATAAAGAAAAAGTAATTGACTATTTAGTTGAAAAACGTGCGGGAATCATTTCTGGTTTAGCTGGTGGAGCATTAAAAGGTTCTGCTAAAGTAGTTGGTAAGGTTGGTGGTTATGTTGCCGAAGCTCCAATTAAAAGAGGCTTAATGCCGGCTAGTTATATTGGATCATTTAAGGAGGGGATGAAAAAAGTGCCTGATAGTACTGGTAAATTTATTATGAATAAAGCCGCTGAAGTTACTAAAGAAGCTGGCGTATTTGATAAGGTTATACAAGCATTAGGTGAAAATTTAGTTCCAGCTTTAGCGTTAGGTTCTGTTGGAGTAGGTATTGCTGCTGCTAGAGGCGCTGGTGGTATCGTTTCAAGAATGATGCAGGAACGACAGTTAAATGATTCATTTAATACAATTGCTAAAGCTAATGCTGATATTCGTAATATTCCTAATGCTAGAGATTATTTTGATGTAATTGCGCGGCATAGTCCTTCTTTAGCTTTAGATCCAATGGTTGCCCCATCATTAATTCGTCAATTCGATACATTTAATGGAGTTGATGTTAATACAGTTGGTAAACTTCGTGAAATTCAGGATCGTGGCAGTAGAAATGATAGTCCTTCTATTTTAGACATGGCTGGTAGTTTCACTAAGGGATTTGATGCATTTAAAAAGAAAGATGTTAAACCCGTTGTAGTAAATACTTATTATAATGGCAAACCTGAATAGTAACCAAACTCACACATAGGAGACATTTAAATGTCGAAGCTTTTAATTGATAAACTCACTGAAGAAGTAGAAAAGACAGCTTCTGAAGTTGAAAAGACTGCCGAGGAACAGGCCCTTGAAAAGGTAGCTGGTGAAATTGGCGTTCTGGATGATTCGCGTTCTCTGATTGCTATTGGCGAGGAAATGTATAAGATCGCTGAAGAGTTAGAGAATGATAATCTGAAAGCTCTTGCTGCTGATACTTATCAGCTTGGCGAAAGAATGGGAGCTTGCCTTACCAAGACTGCTTCTGAAGATGGTTCAGCTTTAGAAGAAGCTCTTGACATTGCTGAAGATATGAATAAGATCGCTTCAGTTTATGCTGAGATTGCTGATGAGGTTAAGGAAGACGAAACTCTTAATAAGATGGCTGAAACTCTTATTAATATTTCCAATGAACTTACTGAAGAGGCCAATGAGGTTCATACTCAGTTAGATAAGATGGCTGAGGAAGAAGTAGAGAAGGATGCTAGTGCTAAAGATAAGGCTAAGGAATATGCTGAGAAAGCCAAAGAAGCTGGTAAGAAAGCCGGTGATTATGCTGGTCAGAAAGCTAGTGCTTTAAAGGCTTTAATTAAAGCTCATCCTAAAGCCGCAATGGGTGCTGGCGGTGCCGCTGCCGCTTTAGCTGCTCTTGGTTATGGAGCTAAGAAACTTCACGATAAGTAATAATTACGGAAATGCCTAGTCTATTTGATAGGCATTTCAGCAATTATTATCTAGAGGATCACATGAGTTTAATTAAATTAGCTATGCGAACTGGTAAAGCTATTAGAGGTTTATTTAGTGCCGTAGAAGCTGATGTTAAAAATTCTAGAAATGCAACTAAAAAAGCTATTCAGGGCGCTTATGAAGGTGCCAAGAATGGTGATTTAGGTGCTGCTTATTTAAAACAACGTAAAATGAATAGTGATTTAGGTAAGAAGATTCGTAAATTAAGAGATCAGATTAAAGGTCATGAATCTGAAATTAAATCTCATAAATTAAAAGAAAAGATTATCGGTGGAGTTGGATTAGGAACTACCATTGGCGCTGGAAGTCTAGCTTTTCGTCATAAAAAGAATGTGGAGAAATTATAATGTCTATCGTAAAACTTGCTTTTAATCTTTCAGGGATTAAAGATGCAGTAGTTAATGCTGCTAAAGGTACTGCTATTAAATCTGAGGCTCATCGCCTTGAGAATAGTACCTTAACTTCATTACGCAGACTTCCTACTGCTGCTGATAAACTTAAACATTTTGCTACTACTAAATCTGGCTTAAAATCTTTAGCTCCTAGTGCTGCTCTTTATGGAGGGGCTGCTTTAGGTGTTGGCGCTGCGGCAAAAGCTTTAACTGGCAAAAAGAATGATTAAAGAAATTGCATTAAAATATGATGATTTAGGATTATTTAAACTTGCATCTATTCTTGAAAAAGATGGTGCGGTTAATCCTATGCAGATGGCCATTAGTAAGACTATGAATCCTGAACAGGGATTACATTATAATCTTGCTACCGATGCTGCCGCTGCTGCTAAAAAAGATCCTTCTAAATTAGGATTAATGAGACAGCGTTTACAGGGATTAAAAAAGACTGGACCGTTAAGATTAGATGATGCTGTTAAATCTGGCATTGTTAATTCCTTAAAGAAACCTACTCCTATAGCAGAAGTTATTCCATTTGCTAATAAACTTAAATCTATGGCTTTAAAAGTGAAATAATATGAGTTTAATTAAATTAGCATTTAAAGACTCAAAAGAATTAGATAGTGAATATATAGATAATAGATGGCTTGGAAGACGGGCAAGAGGTAAGTTATTAACTTATCCATTAGCTGCATTTGGAATGTTACCTGCTCCATTACTTGGACATTACTTAGATCATAGACGTAAAGAGAAAGATTTTATGAATCATCCTGAAAAATTTAAAAAGAAATAATAATGTATAAATTAATAGAATCATCAAATATTCCAGAAGATCAACAAATATCTATCTCATTAGAAGATAGATATGAAAATGATTTTATTAAAACTGCTTCTAAAAGAGATTTACCAAAAGAAGTTGATGAGGCTATTAAAAATTTAAAACGTAAAAAAGATCATAGCTATATGTTAGTAACTGCTATGGGTGATGGTGAAACATGGTCTGATAATAAAAATCATGATTATTTTCCATATGATTCATTGTTAGGATTACAAAATACTCCTGTTTGGAATGAAGTCTCACCTAAAGATGAAAGATTAAATAATAGAATAAAAGCTAAGTTACGTTATCAAACATTTAGTGACGCTGGCTGGTTTCATCATCATCATAACAAACCAGAGCGTGGAGATCAAATTTATGGTGAGGTTCCAAATGCTATTTGGAATCCAAAAATGCATACAGTACTTCTTATTATTGGAGTAGATAATAAAAAAGATCCTGAAACTGCTGAAATGATTAAAAGAAATCAATTAGTTGCAGTTTCTATGGGAGCTAAACTTCCATGGGATCGTTGTTCTATTTGTCATCAACATAATACTTCTATTATGAAATATTGTCCTCATCTTAAATTTCAAATGGGTAAAATTTTAGATGATGGTCGTAAAATTTATGCTGAAAATTTATTTCCTAGATTTTTTGATATTAGTAAAGTAAATCGACCTGCATTTTTAGCCGGTATGCAATTAGAAAAAGTTGCTAGTACAGATTTTGAATTTAGTTTAGATCTTGCTGATTATTATGATATTGGACAATTTGATAAAGAGGCAGAAGAAATAGAAAAACATTCTACCATTTACAAAGAAATGCCAACTCATATTGAAGGTGCAATAGCTAAAGTATGTAATACTGAAAGAGATCTTCCACATAAATTAATGGAAGAATTAGCTAAACTTAAACCTTCTGAAGCTTGGGGTGCTTTAACTCATGCCGGTATTATTGCTAAGCCAAATGAGTTTGCTTATATTTTATTAAAGAATTCTAATCGTGATGATTTAGCTCAAGAATTTTATCATACTAAAGCAGTAATTAAAAATCCTGACGTAAAAGGATTAGATGAAGAATTGCATTCTTTAGCTGATATTGATATTACACATAAAGCCGTTAAATTATCTAATGAAATTCCTACTCATATATTAGATGAAAGATCTATTGGATGTGTTGGAGATAGAATTTACAATACTGAAAAAGGTTTACGTAAAGAAGCCGAAATAACTAGAACTATAGGTCTTGGATCTATTCTTTCTGCATTATATTTATTATATCGTAATAACGCTGAAAGTAAATTTAGCGCTTATGGTTTATTAGGTTCTGGTATTTCTCAAATGATTAGAGACAATAAAGAGTCTGATAAATATATTAGTAATAATCCATTTACTAATGAAGAGTTAAATAAACAAGCTGCCGCAGTTCCTGGTTTCTGGAATTCAGGCAAAGGATTATTAACTAAAGGAGCTATTGGTTTTGCAGCTCCATATATTGCTAGTGCCCACTACCAAAATAAAATGCAACAAGGATATCCTGTTGGAGTTTTAGGTAGAACTATTGCTAACAACCCTGGTAAAATGGGAATTGTTGGTGCCGCAATGGGAATGGCTGGTGCAAAGAATAGTTATAAAGCTATTAAGAATGTATCTAATGATTTAACAACTGGCGTAAGCAAAATTTTTAAGGATAAAAAATAATGGATCTCAAAGAATTTATAGAAAAAACAGAGCCAGAGGTCTTGCAAAAACTCGCGTCTGAAGCTCAAGATGAAATGGTTAATAAAGTAATAGATGCTATCTTTCCTTTGTTAGAAAAGACCGCAAATTATACAGCACAGCTTGTCTTAGAAAAGATTGCCGAAGAATTATCTGAAAAGAAAGAACCTAAAGAAGAAAAGGAAGAGGTTGAAAATACCGATAATCCTAATGAGGAAAGTGCAGAACAAGCTGCTGTAGAAGATGAAAATGTTAAAATAGATAGTACTCCTGCTACTGGTAATAAAACTAATGAAACTATGGACCCAACTAATACTCCAGGTGGTATGCGGGCTCAGGATATTAAAAATGCGGTAAGTGAAGCTTGCGAGGCTGGTCAATCTAATAAAATTATTCCATTTGTTAAAGCTGTAGGTGAACAATATCCTGATGCTATTCAGGAATTAATTAAAATGGTTAAAGTAGAATTACAAGCTGCTTTTTTAAATAAATCTATTGATGAGGAAACTGCTACTGCTCTTTCCGATGAATTAAATGCGATGGTGGGAGCTTAAATGAGTGATAGTTTTATTGATAAACTTTTAGCAGAAGCCGAATCTGAGATTGGTTCGGATTTAGAAAAGTCAGCTAATGATGAAAATGGTGCGCCCGATGCTCCATCTAATCAGGAACAGGGTGGTGGTGATATTTTAACTACTGCTCAAGCCTTTTTACAGAAAGTAGAACAGTTTAAAGCTGCTTTATCTCAGGGTGGGACTCCAGCAGAAGGTGATCCTAATGCGCAGCCTAATCAGGAAGATCAACCTGCCGAAGCTGCCGCTGCTCAAGCTGTAGGAGCTACTACTTCTGGTAATAGCACAGTAATGATTCAAAGACCTGATGGAACGCAAATTAAATTAGCCTCTTTAGCTTCGTTAGTTTCGGCTAGAGGATCTAAACTTTTTAAAGAGGTAAATTAAAATGGACCCAGTTCAGCAAGGTCAATCAGATCCGCTTCAGGATGCTTTACAGCTTTTAGATGAATCTGCTGCTATTATTCAAGAATTAACTGCTCAGATTCAGTCTAAGGGAAAAGACGAAGATATGTCCAAGAAAGCGGAGGAAGTGGCCGTTAAATTAGGCGTGTCTTTTAATCAGGCTTCTGATATGATTAAGACTGCGAGCGAATCAGGTGAAAGTATCGATGCCATGGTAAAAATGGCCTCTATTATGAGACAGAATAGATCTTTTGGTTCCGTATATACAGAAGAAAAAGTAATTCCAATTTCAGGCTCTAAAGCAATTGATTCATTCATGGAAAAGCAAGCTGCGTTAATGGGTGAATTAGGACTTGACGAAAATTAACCATTATATCAAGGAGATATAAAATATGTTTAACATTCTCAGTGGCCTTCAGGAAGGTTCTCACTCAGTAATGATCACTAGCCGTTCTGGCCCCGCCGGACTGGTTAAAGGTACGGTTGTTCAGTTAACTGGTACTTCTAATACTATTGCTAAATCTGATAATAGCACCGTAGGTCTTGGATCTTCAATTGGTTTCATCTTTGAAGATCTGTTAAGTCAGACTTCCGGTTCTTATACCGTAGTTTATGGTGTCATGGAAGCTGAAACTGATCAGGTTTCTGGATCACCTGCCATTGGTTCTTATCTTAAGCCTGGCACTGGTGCTACTGCCGGTTTACTTATTGCAGCTAGTCTTCCTGGCGATGCTAATTTGGTTAAAGGTCAGGTAGCTGATAGTTACAGCATTGCTAATGATGCTCAGGGTATTAGCACTTCGGTTTATCGTATCGTAACCTTTTAAGATAAATTAAAAATTAAATAGGAGATTTTAATTATGAGTAATATGATGGCTTCCCAGCTTTGGGATGTATTTACCGGAAAATCAGCTTCCGGTATGGAGAAGGTAGCCGCTCTTACTGAGGATTTTATTCGTGATCGCCTTCGTGAGACTAGCGTATTAAATCGCGCTATTCCTCCTGTAGTACTTACCGAAGCACAGATTGAACGTAATACTACTAATGACTGGCCTCTGAAGCGCGTTGAGATTGAGCCCGATTCTAAGGCTTTCACTCTTGGCTTCCGTGGTAAGGGTTCTGCTAACTTTATGGAAGGCAGAAAGTATGAAGTTTACTTTACCAAGATTGAAACTCAGCACTTTAAGAAGACCCGTGAAGAATTAATGACAATGCGTTATCCTCTTATGGATGTTGTGAATAACAACTTCGTACTGGATATGCAGGAACAGCTTGATGCTCTCTTTAAGATTAGACTTGATGCTTCCGTAGCCGCTTCCGGTAATACCTCTGCTGCTACTGCTGGTGCCGTAAAAGATAACTTTAAGAATGCAGTTATTACAGCGGTTCGTCAGGTGCTTGGTAAACGGCGTAGAGTTGCTCGCCTTATTATGACAGAATCAACTTGGCTGGACCTGGCTAAGCTCGAACCTGATAAGATTGGTTATGAGAATGTTGGACGTATTGCGCTGAATGGCGTTGCTGCGGAAAAGACATTCTTAGGTTATGAAGTTATCACTTCGATTAACTCCACTACCGCTAATAGCGTATGGCCTGATGATAGTATCTATGCCATTGCAATGCCTGAATTTTTAGGTTCTAACTTTATCCTGGGTGATGTTCAACAGGAAATGAAGCGTGAAGCTAATATTCTCGAATGGTATTCATGGGCTGATCAGGGTGCTGAAATTGGTAACGTTGCCTCAGTTGCTAAGGTTACTGGTATTGCCTCTCTCACTTAAATAGGAGTTACATATGTCGTATGTCAAAGCTTTGTTTGGTCATATTACTGGAGAAGGTCTTTCGTTAAAAGAGGGGCAGATTGGATTTATTGAAGATAGTAAAAAGCATATCTTAAATGATCTAGTTAAACGCGGTCTCGTTATTGTTAAAGATTCTCATGAAGAGGCTGAAGCTTTTAAGTTTATTTCTCGTCAGGAATTATTTAATAAAAGTTACAAATCTTTAAATCCTCCTGAAGGCGAAAATGCTCCTGTTAGTTTAATTGATTGGGAAAATACTCAACCTACTATTATTAATGGAATCCCATCTAATTATATTGTTGAAGAGCCTAAGAAAGAAGTTAAAAAAGTAGTAACTCCTCCTTCTTCAGATGATAAAAAGTAAATTGTTATAATATGAAACAACTAAAAACCGCTTCTAGCGGTTTTTGTTGTTTTATGATATAATCAGATAGAGGTAACTCACATGATTAATCCACCCCAGACCTTTCCAAATGGTCAAATGACTCCACAAATTTTAATTAATCTTATTCGCATGTTTCTTCGAGATAAACCTAAATTAAATGCTTTAATTAAAAAAGAAGAAACAGATGATGATGAAATTAAATTAGCTATTAATATGGCTATTAGTGATTGGAATAGCACTCCACCACTTTTAACTCACGTTGGATTAACTAATTTTCCAGTTATGGATTGGTTAATTGTGGCAAGTGCTATGTTTATTTTGCAGTCTGCTGGTGTATTACAATATAGAAATGAATTGCAATTTAATGATAGTGGTATTACTACTAGTCCATGGACGAAGGGTCCAGCTTATATGGGCGTAGCTGGTATGTGGGCTCAATTAGTAGAAAAGAAAAAATATGAATTTAAACTTGCAATTAATTATGGTCGTACATTTGGTATTGTTAAAAGTGCTGAATATATGCTTTGGGATTACTCAGGACTTTATACTGGTCCAGACTATTTAACCGCTACAGGAACCTCCTCTATGTCTGCCGTCCCTGGTGGTATTCTAGGCCCGAATGGTCCCAGCGGTAGACCCCAGACCCCCCAGAAAACCGACCCATTTGTATTTGTAATGAGCAATTGGACCCTCGATCCGGTGAATAATCGTTACGTGATAAATTTCTATCACAATTTAAATTCAGATGTAGATGTTAGAATTACAGATCCAGTTACCGGAACTGATTTACGAAATAAAGTTAATATTGTTTTTCAGAATAAGAATGTATTATTTATTTGGGTTCCGATAGTACCTGATACTCGAATGGAAGGCCAGATGATTGCATTTAAACTTTAATTAATAGTTAAAAAATAAAGCCCCGGTTAAGGGGCTTTTTATTATTTAGTTTCTAAAAGAACTGAATCTAAATCTGGCCATATCTTATCTGGGCGTTTACTCAATTCAATTAATATATCATGGGATATTTTAGGTCTTTTAAAAATAACTAATTCTTTTCTATTAATCCAATAAATTCTACCAAAAATTAATACTAAAGAAGAAAACCAGATTATTATAATTATATACCACATATTATATTACTTCCATTTATATTATAACAAAATTATTCTAATAATTGCAGATAATAAAAAAGACCTCAATAAGAGGTCTTTTATATTTAAGATATAATCTATAATTAAGATGAAGAAGTTCCCGTACCCTTTACCGGAACTAAACGATCGAATGCAAAACTAATACCTTCAACCATAATCAACTGTCCAGCAGATTGATTAAAGTTATGAGAATTGATTTTAACTCCTTCTGCATAAATTCCACCTACTGCATGATTAGCTATGTCTTGCATATAAATACAGATTCCGAAGGGTGTGCGAAGCCTAATGTCCCACATTGACATCCACAAATTCGTATTTGAATCTGCCTGCATTACCTTATCAGGATTGCTAGTAATATTACTCCATGCATTAGCAACGTACGTCTGTGCAGTTCCTGAGTCAGTCATCATACCAGTAATACCAATTGATGTTAAGTTTCCATTATCATCATAGATATTACCATAACAAGAACGAGCTAATGATGGTCCGTTATATACAAGACGTGACATTGAGCCACCACCAACTGGAGTGCCATTTAAAATATGCACTCTCATTGATCCAATCTCAGGTAATCGTTGCTGTGGAATCTGTTGACTAATTGCAATATTTGGAGTTAAACCAATTCTAACTACATCAAAAGCGGCAGTAGCCTTAGCTGGTCCAAAAGCAATAAGTGTAGATTCAGCAGCAATAAACAATCCAGGGGTGGCCATATTTTCATCTAACTGGACGAAGTTCTCTTTCCAACTCCAAGTTGAAGTGCCATCCCCAGATCCTAAAACATCAGCAATAGAAAGAGTCATATCTAATCCTTTTTAATTAACGTAAAGCAGAATATTTACAAAGTTTGCAGGATATCCAATTTCGACAGTTACGGAAATTTCAATAGTACCTACAGTAAGATCGGTATTAGCACCATCTAAATTAGCGCGAAGAGTTGGCGTAGCATAACTAATAATCAAAGCACCACAATAAGCAGATTTATTAGACTGAGCACTATACATATATAAATCAAGTACTGAAGCTATCTGGGTAAGTAAGTCCTGATTAATATTATACTTACCGATATAAGGTTTGGTAGATGAGTATAAGTCTAACGAAAGTTTATCTACTGCTTTAGTAATACTGAATTCTTGTTCCTGAATAGAAACCGTACTAGTTGTTTTCTGATGACGACTATAGATATTGCCACCTGGAGTATCTTGTACTAAAACGAAAACTCCATTTTCGCTAAGTTTATTTAACTGAGTAGGTGTAAAATAAGTATTTGAATAAAGTAATTTATAAGGTCCACCAAAACCTAAATTGGTAAATGATTGCTGTGCGGGGTAAGTTGCCATAGCAGCAGCGGTACAAGCAGCAAGAGCAGATCCGTTCACGGTTTCAGTTAAAGCTGAATCCCAATATGCTTCTGGAGGCCAAATATAAAGAACGCGTTTTGAAGCATAAGAAGAAGCTGTAGCTGCAATAGAAGTTACTTGTTCATCTTTGGTAAGATAATGTATAACTTGATAAGTGAAAGTATCACCAGTTCCTAATGCTAAATTATACTGGGCAGACTGTGAAGAATCTGTAATTCCAACTCCATTTACATATGGAATGGCCTTTAAAGAAGTCTCACTTGTAACTTCGCTTACTAAAATAGAATCGTAAGCAAAAACTGCTACATTTGGTGTAGCTCCTACTGATAATAATTTACCACTAACTAATGGATTTCCTGAATTAGTAGTAGTGTAGGCAGTATTAGTTACACTTATCGTAGCTACGGTATCGCCAATCTTAACACCAGCAGTGAGAAATCCTGTTCCAGTTATAACTAATGGTTGTAATGCAGTCATTTATGTATCTCCTAATTTAGCTATGAGTATAAGTTTCTGAAACCAATATAGAAGATACTGGTAAAGTTGCATTAAGTAAGGTCGCTCTAAAATAACTAGAAGCTGGTTCTGACATTGTAGTAACATGAGCGGCATAGGCTTCTGCTACATTTGTACTATTACTTAAAGGAACTAGTAAATAGATATCCTGTCTAGTAGATAAGTCACTTAATGCCGTTATGTAAGAAGTGTCAGTTTCGTCAGTTAAGATATAAGCTAAAGTTTCTGATCCACCATTAGCGGTAGGAGCAACGGTTCCTAAATAGAAACCCAATGGATTACTAATCGTTACATCCATATCTACTTTTAAATCATCAAGATTAGTTACATCGTAAAAACCAGTAAGATCTTTTCTAAGGGCTATATAAGAAATATAAGGTGTTCCAGCTATAATATTATAAGTACCATATTCAAGAGAAGTAAAAGTAAATGAAGATGAGGCATAAGAAGCTCCTCCAATTATAGCAGTTACATTTCCAACACTTCTTTGAATTGTAAAGGCGTCAGCTATTGCAGCGGGATATGAAATAATTTCATTAATAGTAGCCACATCGCCATTGATTGATTTAATTGTATAACTACCATGAGTAAGAGTATTAAATATGATGGAATCACCAGCTACGGCATTTAAGAACGAACCTGTCGTTCCCTGAATAATATTTCCACTAGCAACTAAGGCCGATCCAGTAACGGCACTTGTTCCGATCTGCACATATGCATTATTAATAGTAATTGCAATACTGGAAGTTTTAATAATAGCAGATAAAGCTAACCCTGGATAAACTATAGTTGCACTAGTTATTGGAAAAGTTAAATTAATAGGTGAGTTAGTTACTACCTGATTAATTGATC